TTTTCTTCCTTCATTAAGTTTAGTCCAAATATCTCTTTGTCTTTCATTTGCAAATGTAGGCATAACTTCCTTCTTAGGTCTTTCTCTGGCACATATCTTCAAAATAATTTCAGCAAATTTATCCCAGTTATTTTGATTCAATCTACCTTCAAATCCTTCAAAAAAAATACCATTTTCATCAAATGACAGATTTGACTTTGTAAAATATTTTAATGACTTTAGAAGTAAATGCGTAATATCACGATAATAAATAACTAAATCATAATTAGAAATTTGATTCTTAATTTCATCTGAAATTTCATCAGACAAAACATCAGTGGTTATACTATAGGGAATAAGTAATTGATTAAAATTATCTTCTCCCATTTTAATATCAAAAATTTCATCTACTGTAGGTTGATATATCAAACATACATTATAAAATGGAATAGGCTTCTGTAGTTTTAAATATAGGTTTAAATTATCCAACACAATCACCTTACCCCAATTTGAAAATCAGTAATTTTATACATTACACAAATACTCATATAATTACTGGCTTCACCCAAACTAAAATCACCGGCATCAATCAATTCAATTCCACCAATACCTATACCATGCAAATCATTAAAAATTCCATCAATCTCAGATAAAATATAATCTGTTCTAAGACCTTTATTCGTCACCATTAAATCTTCATGAACTATTATAAAAAATACTATTCTTCCAGACTTAATTTCTTTTGATTTATCAACAGGTCTAAAATTATCAAAAGCCATAGTAATATAACTTTTAATGCCTTCGATTTTAGATGTTGCTTTCTTATATGGATATATTTGTGTGTATTTTAATGATTCATTGTCAAAGCCAACAGGTAATGTCACATCAAGAAAGTTTACAGAGGTATTAACAAGTGCTTTAACTAAATTATCATTATCCAACAATTTCAACATAATATTATCTTTATAATATTTCAGTTCTTTAAAATTAAAATTACCCATTATTACCTCCTTATATTAATCCTTTTATTTCAATTGTCTTAACTTCTGAACATGAATTTACATCTGTCTGAGATTTTAATTTTACATTTCCATAAGTGTTACTACCACTTACTGTAGAAGTAGCTTTTATAATTATATTTTCATTATAAGTACCTGAAGTAGATATAATAGAAGCCAATGTGGTATTAGAAACACCATCCTCTGCAACTAATGCCCAAACAATAGGTCTTACCATATAATCTATTCCATTATCCGTAACCAAAGCAGAATAAGGTTTTGATTGCCCAATAGAAATAATATCAACACCAGTTATATCTAAAGCATAGTTATGATTATTATCAGTCAATACACCATTCACAGTTATCGTTTGAGTCACATTACCGTAAGTTATAGTAATTGTAGATTGTCCTGTACTTAAGCATGTAATAGTCATTGTACTCTGTACTATAGTGCAAACAGTAGGAACACTACTTGTTATTGTAAATGTAGGAATAGTATCTTCAACACCATTAAGATAAAATTTAGCTTCAATAATTGAAGTCTGATTAGCATAATATAAATCTACTATAGATTTGCTTACTAATTGAATACTATATACATTTTGATGAGAATAATAATTAGCTATATTTGAAGCCAATAAATCATCATTTGTTGTTTCGACCAAACTAACTTTTATAGTTCTTAATCCTACACAACTTATATCATCAAAACCTTTACATTCAAAAGCTCTACCATTAAGAATAAATCGTATACCTACATCAATTACCTCTGTATCAGTATTATCAGGAATTATAATTTGATAATCTACAACAGAAGTAGTCATGTATCTTGATTCATCTTCACCCATATTTGTTTTAAATGGTGTGGTTATAATACAAGGTATCTCATTAAGTACCCATGAAATGCCACTTTTATTGTAGTATTTGAGGGTGTTATTACAACGTTGAATAATACATGAATCAGTTGGTGTTTCAATTCTTCCACCATCTGTACATATCCAATAGGAATCATTAAAATCAAATATATCTCCAACTAAATTAATCACACTATTATCTCTAAAAATTACTTTTCTAAAATCATCAGCGATAGTTGATTGCTGTTTTAATTCATATGGTACTTCTAATCTTACAATAATACTATCATACAAACCAGTAGATATGTTCTTCTTTTTAATAGTATAAATATTTGAAGCATTTTCAAATTGTTCATCGACTAAAGCCTGTATACTCTCTTTCCAAAACTCAGATGGGGTAGAGGATACAGTTCTCCATGAATCATAAAATGTTAAAGCCAATATCCTCACTCCTTTTAATTTCTTCAAGTTTATCTTCAATATTTTTACACATGGTTATACAATCAAATATAATAGATTTTAATTTTTTGTGAGATATTTCTTTAATTTGTAAAACATTTAGCTGGGTAATTATTGAAATCAATATACCATCAAATAATTCATTTGCAGAAATAATATCTTCAATTAATCTTTCCATATATAATTTTGGCAACTTATTAGAATTTTCCTCTGACAGTGGCAAAATCTTATATATACGACTAATTAAATGATTCATATAAATAACTTTTTCTTTATATTTTATATTATTTTTCATAAATCACCTGTTTGAGCATATAAATATTCATCAGGTATTTTTACCCAATCCCATTGTTTTTCGTTTTTAATTCTAGATATTTGTGTTCTCCCAACGTTAAATTCTCTTGCGATTTTGGATAAATTTTTTTCTGATAACATTTTTATTTTAATATCAACTACATCAGATTCTTTGAGTTTTGCTCTTCCATTTTTTTCGCCTGTTTTATTTTTTTTAAAAGATTCTGATTTAGGTTTTCCTTTACCAGCTAAAGACATTTTTAATTTTTCTTCATCTGTATGTTTTCTGCCCACATTAATATCAGATAACTTTTTTTTAGTTTCATCGGATAAGTGTTTACCTAAATTATATTTTGAATTATTTTTACTCATTTTTTCTCTTGCTTCTTTGGAAAATTTATATCCTAACATACTACCAGCTTTAGGGTTTATATTATAAATACCATCAGGTTTATAAGTTAAAAATAAAGTAATCCAAAATTGTTCAATTTCCAATAATTTAGATTTGTCTTCGACCCATTCTGTAACATAAAAATTAAAAACATTTTCACCATATTTATTCCATGATCTTTGTAAGTGTTTGTTATGATGTTTATTATGTCTTAATTGATAAAAATGGGTATTTTTTCTACTATATAAATCAGTAGCACTACCTATATATACTTTTTTTGTTATCGTATTATGTATAATATATATTCCGCTTTTGTCTTTCAAATCCACAAAAGCACCTCCTTTATACACCAAAGTTTCCAGCACCCCATTCCGTCCAAGGAATATTTTTAATACCATAATTTGTACTTTGCTGTTCAACTCTTTCTATCAAAATGTTTTGAACTTCAATTTTACCTTTAAGATTTTGTTGCTCACTATACATTTTAAAATCAGTATCATTTAAATGTAATTCCATTTGTGTTATATCAAGAATTTTTGGAGTCATCCATTCAATAATTGTAAAATCAGAAAGAATTACTTTTTCTGTAAGAGTCAATTCTATGTTAAAAGTTTTAGTAGTAGAATTAAAATCTTCAAGATTTTTTATACAATTTGTAAATTTAGGTATCGCTTTAAATAAATATCCTTGTAACACATTCTTAAAATCTGTTACTGAGGTATCATACAATTTATTAAGTTTATAATCTCTAAAACTTACTAAAGCCAAATCGTATATTTCATCAAATGAGGTAGCCATTTAATCACCTCACTCTTTCTTGGCATCTCTAGCTATATCGTAAATATTCTGACCATAGATACGACTTATTATATCAACTTTGTTTATATCGATATCTTCACCATTGATTATTTTCTTAATTAAAATATTAACAATAGTTTCCTTTTGAGCTTCTGGCGTATTATTAAATAAATTTATAATAGATTCACGATTGTTATCAAGAATATTTTCAATCATTTCTTTTGTCATAAATTTATTATAATATTCAATTAACCCATGATTTTTAACTACTTGTTTATCAAAAATATAAAATCTACCCTGCTCTGCAAACGACTGTTGATGATGAATTAGATTTGCCAAATCAGAATATATTATATTCCTTACATCTCCAAATTTATTAAAAATAAATATTTTCCCTTGTCCCTTACCTTCTGTAGATAAAACAAGTTTACCAAAATTTAAAGACATAACTTTAATATATTTATTTTGTTTAATTTCTGAATCATCTTCGTCAGTAGATTCAACATATTTTTCTACTACAGGTGTTGATTGAGGATATTGTTGATTTTGAGTTAAATTTAATAGCATCTTCTTTATTTCATCTAACTCAGTTCTTAATTGTTTATTTTCTTTTTCAAGATTTTTATCGTTTTGATTATTAATTTTTACTTCTTTTAAATCTTTTGCTTCTGCCATTTCTTTCGGTTTAGTTATAGTATTAGTATTTTTTGTAGTAGAACCTTTTGGTCTTCCTGCCATATTCATTCTCCTTTTATCCAAATATAAGAGAGAAGCCATTTAGACTTCTCTCTTATTATTTTATTTCATCAACCTAATGTGATAACTCCAGCTATAGCTGAAGTAGCGATTCCAGTACCCCAACTCTTTTTCATAGTAGTGTTTTGAGTAAGATTTGCATTATCTCCAATAGCATTAGTAATGCTCATAGTAGCACCTTCAAGACACATCTTTATAATTTTTTGAGCTGAAGGACTAACTATATAAATCTTAGTGTCATCCAAGGCAAGTTTAAACGGTGTTTTATAATCAGCTACTTGAGGCAATGCCATTACATCATAATTAAATGCAGTTTTAATGTATCCAATTTTTACATAATCACTATCAAGTTCATATCTATAATTAGCATCAGCAGGAAGTACATTTGAAAGTGCAACTTGAGTACCAAGTACAACCGCTTTATTACCACCATTCCATGCTGTTACCTTTGTTGCAAGGTCAACAAGTGTAGACTGTGAATAACCAGCAACTCTAAGAGCATCGTCACCAGCATTATCTAAAGCTCCCATAGCAGTATTAAATGCATTAAAAGCATCAATTGACAACTGTGCTTCAATTGATTTAGCTGCTTTCATTGCAAATTCTGCAAGATTTTCTAAACCTGCAAGAACTTTATAAAGTTGAACCTGTACAGTTATATCATGGAATTCAGTAGTAACTGTAACTTGACCTTCAAACTGTTTGTGTATTTCTGAATTTCTTTTGCCTTTACCAGCCTTTGAAACTACAAATAAATCTCTAGGTTTTACATCAAATGAGAAAGAATCTCCATATCCACCAACTTTTACATCAGTATATATCCCAGTAGATTCTATAATTGCTTCTGGTAAAATAACATCTACCATAGTACCTATAACTGCAAATGTAGCCCATGAATATGTAGGATGTGTTGCTAAGACTTCAGGAGCAATACCATCTACTGTAGGAAGATTAGAAAGTCTTGCGATTTCTTCTCTTACAGCTACATTTATTTTCTTTTCTTTCTCAGAAAGAGTTATTGTTTCATCATAAGAACCTTTCTTGTGATAATGATTAAAATAATCTTTAAACTGCTCATATATTTTTACTTTTTCGCCAGCAAAGGCGATTACATTACTAGGTAATCTCATATTAATTATCCTCCTTATTTATAATTGTTTAGTTAATTAAGAATTTAAAGCAGCAGCCCAATCAAGTTTATACTGACCATCTTTAGCAACAGCAAAAGTATTTGAACCTATAGCTGTAGTCCCAATACCATCAGCAGTAATTGTTATAATATCCCCAACTTGTGGTTTAAAAGCATCAAATACTTCGCCAGAAATATTAGTAAACTCTCTAGGATCAGGAGTTAATCCTTTATATTTCTTTCCACTAGCAGTAACTACAGTTACTATTTCAGGGCTATAAGCCATCCAAACGCCAGTAGTATTGGCTACAACTTCAAGCTCATATGCAGTTACTCTCTGAGTTCCAACAGTGCCATCAGCAAGTGAAATATAAGTCGTTCCTAATAGTTTACACCCAAACAAAAGACCACTTGCGGTTGCTGGTTGTGTAGCTGTCCAAACTTCACCTTCACCCGTTGTAGCTGATTTTGTAGCCAAATAAAATATGTTACCATTATCAATATTTGCACTACCTATTGCGCTTCTATTGAGCGCATCAATGTTCATTGCCTGTACAGCATTCTGTACTAGTATAGCATAACTCATAATTTTATATCCTCCTTAAATTTACATTAATTGTTTTGTTTTAGATTACCAAACTATATATTTGATAACATCACCAGTGGTAACTACATAATCTGTTGAATTTGTTTCAATTTTTAAATTTGTAGTTGTTGCAGTAACTTTATAACTTCCTAATAAAATATTTGCTCTATATACCTGAACAATAAAACCAACAATCGTTATTCCAGTATTAATAGTTTTAGAACCTGCTGTTTGATCTGCTGCTATAGCAGTATAAGAGCCTCTTACCACTCCTGCGAGTGCAACCTGAGTATCTTGAACAAATGTTCCAAGAATAGCATCTTGTGCAGCTCTATTCATTTTATTAAGTTTGCCTTTTACAATATCACTTATTGCCATATTTCTACCTCACTTTCTATCAAATTATTTATAATTACTTAGTCCCAAAGTCCAGTTCCATTCTTGGGTTTATCATTTATAGGAAGTCCCATTTTAATAAATAATTTCTTTTCAGGTAATCCTTTAGAAAAATTAAATGCTTTTGCTTTAACTTCATTTTTCCAAACATCAATATTTTCTAAAGTACAATTTTCAGCAGACAATCTACAAGCATCTATTTCTTCTTTTGGAAGAATATCTATTACTTCTTTTAGAGTTGTTTCTACTGAAAAATCTTTGTTTTGTTTTTCTATACTAAATTTAAATTCTTTAAGTTTAGTATTTTCTTCAGAATAAGATGTCATTTCTATCTCCATCTGAGACATTTTTGTCTGCATTTCAGACATTTCTGCTTTAAGTTTTGAATTTTCCTCAGTCAGTTGTTTATTATCTTCTGCGGCTTTGTCATTTAATGCTTGCATAGCAGTATTATCAACATATTCATTTGAAGATAGTTCTTCTTTGTTTTCTGAACATTCTTCTTTTACTGCTTCGCTAGCAGACATATCTTCAGATAGTTCTTCTGTTTTTTGTGCAACAGGAATATATCCACCACGAATAACTTCTTCTTTAGATTCCATATCTATTGTTGCAACATTCTCTAAAATATTGTACTTAAACCCATATGTTTTACATTCCTCCGAATCTTCGGCATATACATATGTTTCATCAAAACAATTCACCCAATATTTTCGCCAATTATTTTCACCATATTTATATTCAGCTAAAGCATTATTGAGTATTTCATGAATTTGACTAGAATTTAAACTAAACTTCTCTACAGCTTCTTTTATCACTTTATCACCTTCCTTATTATTTTCTGAACATTCTTCAGTTATATTTAAAGTATCTAGTATATTTTTATCTAAATTAATTTCAGACTCTAATTTACTATCTACTTGTAAATCATCAACAAAATAAGACATTCCAGCTTTTTCATCGTCATCAATTTTATTCATTACAGATACTAATTTTTCTGACCATCTACGACCAGAATCTCCTCCCCATAAAAGCCAAGATATCCAACTATCAGAAGGGGGGTCTTGTTCATCAAGATTATCTCCAGCATGTCTAGGAAAGTAATTAGCTATATGTCTCACTTTTTCAGAAGTTGCAACGGTATTCTTAACTATGAATTTTGCTGTTTGTAATCCAATTTGAGTTCCACCACGATTAAATTCTTTTCTCAAATCTAATCCTTTTTGAGCATTTTTTTTCACATTGCTAGGAATCGTAAAATCAATATCTTCATACTTATTAACAAATTTTTCATATTCCTTTTTAAGTAGATCAACATCTGATTTAATATTAGACAATGAAAATTTTTCTAATGTGCTATTTTTAAAAGCTGGATTAACATTTTCTAAAAGACATAAACCTAAAGCGTAAGCTTCAGTTACTATTTTAAATTTTCCTTCTGGTTCTTCATCAACAGCAACTTCTAAACTTTGAAAAATCTTTCTATCAGAGAGATTTTCTAATTCTGGAAACCTACCATCCCATATATAAACAAAAGTAGTTAAATAATTTCTGCCTTTATAAAGTTCCCACCATGGACGGATATCGTATAAAGTAAAACCCACTGGGATAGGGGAGGGAGTTGGTTTTACTTTATTATTTTCATCTAGGGCTAGATCATCCTCGTGTCCTCCCAATATACTGCCATCTTTTTCATTCATAAATCCAGCAACAACAGGACACCCCATAATAGTTGAAGATAACCTATTTAAAACATCTTCACTAAATTTGTAATTGTTAGCAGGTTCTTCAGCATAAGCTATATAAAGTTTATATCTTGAAACTAATGGATTTATTTTAGATAAATTAAAAATTTCAGATTCAAAATTTATTGTTTCTTTCAAATACATTTCACCTCCTTTATTTTGTTATTAATTAGCTGTTTCCATGTTTCATTACTATCATCAGTCCAATAAGGTATCTCTAAATAAAAATATCCTTGCTTTTTAGCAAAGATACGTTTATAGCGGTCATACAATTTTCGCTTATATAATTCTTGTTCTGGAGTAGTATTGTAATGTTTTGCTTTATTTTTATGAAAGCCACATATTTCATAATGTTGTATTCCCATTACTTCAATAACTAAATTACTATTGTTAATAATTATTTCATTATCATATGGTAAGTTCATTTTAGTTTTTGGATTAATACACTTTAAAGTACACATAGATTCATGTAATACTTTATAATTATTATTTTCTAAATATACCCTAACTTTTTCTTGAATAAAACTTTCATTCATTTCTTGAGTACAGATAATACAATGAAAATCACTTATAGCACAACTATATGGACTTCTATAATAATCTTCATGAATACCTTTATGACATTTTAACCATACATTCTTTTTACTATTAGGCATATATTCATATGGAGATTTTTCATTTTTGCTAGACCATAAATATAGTAGATTTCTATTTTCAAGCAATTTTCCAAATGAATCTAATACATTTACTTTTTTACCACTACAATAGGGACATCTCCATCCAACAGCAAAATTAGCACAAGAAATAAAGTAACTATCATGATAATCTTTAACTTGACATTTTATAAACACTTTGTTTTCATTTCTATGAGTTATATTCCAAGGGTTAATATCTTTATTCTTTTCATAATCCCAATATTTTTCTAGGAAGTCTGAACATATATTATCAATACCCCACTGAGCAAACGAATTACACACTTTGCACTTAATAGAACCTTTTTGACCAGATGTAATATCATTAATTCTTTTTAGCTCACTATTGTGAATTTGTCTAGGGCATTTAAAATAAAATTTCTTTCTAGAACCATGACTTATTTCGCTTGGATTAAATTTGTTTAATTCATAATCCCATCTATCCAATATATCTCGTTCTTTATTTTCTATACACCATTGTTTAAATGATTTACTATTTTTATTCATTATTCTCTCCTTTCCGTCATCAGAGACAATGGAAAAAAGACTATGTAACGGCATAGTCTCTTATATTACTTTATTTAAGTTTCGAACCTTAAATAAAAACCACATTAATTAAAGATTAATCCATTTTGAAAATTTTATATCTTGTTTAATATCATTACTAAAATTTATGATTAATAATTCGTTATTTTTAAACCAATAAACTCCATCTTTTTCATGAATAAATTCATATCCATTAGACTTCAAAAAATCTGCAATATTAGATGAGAAGCATTTTAGATATTTTTCTTTTAACTTCATATCTTTCCACCTCTTCCAATATTACTTCCTGCATCTCTTGTTGCTTCTCCACTATCTCCTAATTCACTGTCAGGTTTTTTTTCTCTTCCACCTTTATCTGTTTTATCACCAGTATTCATTGTATTAACATTTAACATAGGAGTAAGCATATCAACAAATCCCATAGCTTGACCATCTTCCAGTTGTCTATAAAAATCTGCTATATCCATGCCAATAGAAGCTGCAATTTTTTGAGGCAAAACGATACCCTTATCGGCAAGTTTTAAAGCGTTATCTAGCCTAAATTGTCTATTTGCTTGAAACTCAGTTCCTTCAAATTTGAACTTAAATTTAAAATTACTTGTACGTTTATTTATCTGGTAATCCATAAATTGATTAAACTGATTGTAAACTTGCAAGGTGAGATATTCGTCCACATTTATTGAAGCCTGTGTTTCAGAATTAGACATCTTATCATTAGCAAATATTAGTCTACTATTTATACCACTCATAGCTGAAGTTGTTTTAGTATAATCATCCATAATATTTGTATTAGTAGTATCAAAATCTATCTCTTTCAGATCACTGAACGGCACACCACCAATTTTTACGCTTTCATGAAGTCCTGCCTTTAATAATCCTAAAAACTTACCTAATGTAGATGCTTCTATTGCTATAGCGTCTTTTACACTACCGCCTTTTGAATCTTTTAATAATGGTATTAAACCTACTAATAATTTTTGTGATTTTAGTATATTTACATTCTTTTGAAGATTTCTCATCATTGGAGCTAATATAATATCAGAAAACATTGGAGCAAAATAGGGAATAGAAGTTACGTTTTCGGTATTAAACTTAAATGCAAACATATTTTGTTCAGGACTAGTCTGTACCCAATGTATCCATTCTCCAGTTCTTTTATCTAAAGTATTAGCAGGATTGTATCCATTATTTTTCATATCCACAATTCTATTATAATATTCTTTAAAAACATTGGGGAACATATTTAAATCAACGCCAATTTGATTAAAGAAATATGCCATGTTAAAATCAAATAATAATGAATACTCACTTCTCCCTGTTAATTTACAATAAGAATAAGGGAGTTCCTGAAAAACATATTTACTATCAGAATCATCTCTTAAAACTCCATAAAAGATTTCATTAGAAAGCATTTGATTCATTATCTTTTTAAATTCTCTCTTAACATCAAATTTGTCAAGAAAATTATACACCTCTTGTAAATCCTTTTGATACTTTGGAGTTTTATAATCTTTCTTTTTCGCATTAATACATGTAAATGTGTAATCGAAAGAGGGCATTTGAGCAATATATCCTAACATTCTTTTATATATCATAGAAGTCAAAGAGAAAAATTCACTATATCCAATCAATTGAGTTTCATGATTTTTAGGGTCTTTTAATGCTGCTTCTATATTTACTTCTGTTGCAACAAGAGGATTTAAATTTAAATCTTTCATCCTTGCATTTATGATTTCTGGCGTGTAGACATTTGGAATTATGTTTCCATTATAAATATTTTGTGCAAATTCTAAAACATTGTATAATTCTTGCTGCGTTAATTCCTCTTTTTTTGCTGACGCATTTATGTTATTTGCACTTTTAGTATTTTTACTTCCACGAGGCATTTATTTACCTCCTTTCGATTATTATAGATTGTTTGTTAAAACATTGCGAATTCAGCTAGAAAATCACTATCACTAATTCCATCGTCTTCAAACAAATTATCTTCAAATGATTTAATATACCAAAGGACATACATCAAAGATGACACTCTATCTTTATTATATTTATTAATCACCTTAACAATTGTAACTTTACCACTAGGTAGTGGCTTTAATTGCAAATTAGCTACTTCTTCAACAAGGAAATCAGTTTGAATAAACGGCAATTTATTTTCAAGATAATTTTCTTTATCATTTAAATTGTAGTCTACATCTTGTTTCTTCTCTAATAATCTTAATTTTCCACTTTCAACCATATCTATAAAAGAAACAATTATTTCACTATTTGCAGACTGTGGCTTTAAATCATATAAACATTTTTCAGAATTAGAACTTTCTGGTTGTGTATCGGTATTTATTGTATTCCAGCAACCTAGACTTTCTTTAGTTTTTGGATCAAATGATTCTTTCATTAATTCGTCAATTAAGCCCACGCCAAGACCATTGCTATCGCAAATTGCAATTCTTGCATTAAAAGCTATTTTTAGTTTT